TGACATGTTTGATTTACATGTTGATGTTCAGGATCATGATTCGGCTAAACGGTATTTGTCTTTTTTGTGTTACTTGAATGATAGTTTCTTCGGAGGAGAAACCGACTTCCCGTATAACAAATTGACAGTAAGACCGAAAACTGGTACAGTGGTAGTCTTCCCCCCAACTTGGCAATATCCTCATCGAGGACTACCAGTTAAGGAAGGTGATCCAAAGTACATCCTAAGTACTTATTTACATTATTATTGATGGAATCTATCGAACAAACAGTTATTAAGAATCTCATTGCCAATGAGGAATACACCCGAAAGGTTCTACCTTTCATTAAACCTGAATATTTCCAGAATACTCATGAAAAGGTAATCTTTGAAGAGTGCTCAAAGTTCCTTTCAGAGTATAATAAGTGTCCTACTGTAGAGGTTCTCAATATTGAATGTGAGAAACGTAAAGATATCAATGACGATACCTATAAAACAATCATTGATTATCTTGGTCAGGTTGATTTAACCCCATCCAATGAACAGTGGATCTTAGATAATACAGAGAAGTGGTGTAGAGATAGGGCAATTTATCTTGCCCTCGTGGAAAGCATTTCTATTGCAGATGGAAATGATGAGAAGTCTAACGTGGATGCAATTCCTACAATCTTATCCGATGCTCTGGCTGTAAGTTTTGATAACCACGTAGGACATGACTATCTCCAAGACTATTCAGAACGATTCGATTTCTATCACCAGAAAGAGGATAAGATTCCCTTTGACTTGGAATTTTTCAATAAAATTACCAAGGGTGGTCTTCCTAATAAGACTCTTAATATCGCTCTTGCTGGTACTGGGGTCGGAAAGTCTTTGTTCATGTGCCACGTCGCTGCTTCCGTTCTCCTTTCGGGACGTAATGTACTCTACATCACGCTTGAGATGGCTGAGGAAAAAATTGCAGAGAGAATTGATGCTAACCTTCTCAACGTCCCAGTCCAACAGTTGACTGAACTTCCACGGATGATGTTTGAGAATAAGGTATCTACCATCTCTCAGAAGACCCAGGGATCTCTTATAATTAAAGAGTATCCTACGGCATCTGCACATGCTGGACACTTTAGGGCACTTCTTAACGAACTTGCACTTAAGAAGTCATTCCGTCCTGATATTATTTTCATTGATTACCTTAATATATGTGCTTCCAGCAGGTATCGCGGAAATCTTTCTGTCAATTCATATAGCTATATTAAAGCTATTGCAGAAGAACTTCGAGGGTTGGCTGTTGAAGCAAACGTCCCTATCGTTTCTGCCACGCAGACCACTCGCTCTGGTTATAGTAGCAGTGATGTGGACCTTACTGACACTTCTGAATCCTTTGGCCTCCCTGCTACTGCTGATCTTATGTTTGCCCTTATTAGTACTGAAGAGCTTGAGCAGCTGAATCAGATCATGGTCAAACAACTCAAGAACAGATACAACGATCCCACTATGAACAAAAGGTTTGTGGTCGGTATTGATCGAGCAAAGATGCGTTTGTATGACTGTGAACAGTCTGCTCAGAACGACATCCTTGACAGTGGGCAGGATGAGGAGTATACTTATGAGGAAGACAAGAAATCCAAAAACAAATTCGCAACACTGAAGTTTTAACTATGAGTCAAAAACATGTCGATTTTGAGCGTTACCAAGAGTTTGTTAACGCAGTTACATCCGATGCTTCTACGGACTTTGTTGCTCTCTCCGATCGTCTAGTTGAACTAGATGGTAAAGGTGCAAACATCGAACGTCTTCTGACCGCAGGGGTTGGTATCAATGCTGAAGGTGGTGAGTTCCTTGAGATCATTAAGAAGATGATCTTCCAAGGTAAACCATGGAATGATGCTAATCGTGAACATCTGATCATTGAGCTGGGTGATATTATGTGGTACGTTGCACAAGCTTGTATTGCTCTTGGAGTTTCTTTCGATGATGTAGTTGCAGGTAATGTGACTAAACTTGAAAAGCGTTATCCTGGTGGTAGCTTTGATGTATTTTATTCTGAAAACCGTGCTGAGGGAGACCTATGATTACTCTTGAACTTGAAAACGAAGAAGCTGTAGAACTTCTATCCATTCTTGTACGAGAACAAAAAGATTATACTACTGTTGAAGAACATACCCCTGAACGGGTTAAACAACTCCGTAGTGTTATTGTTAAAATTGATTCTCTTCTAGAGAATTATATCGATGTCTGAAGACAAGAAAAAAGATAAAGATAAAAAGATAAAGTTTGCTGGAAACTATAAAGGTCCACTCTACGCACCCCATCCCGATCTACTAAAGAACAATGAGCGAAAAACCGATAACCCTTGAAGAGTATAAAGAAGTATCCGAAGAGTTCTTTCCCAAGTATCACTTCGTTGCTTCTGAACTCGGTGAAGGATGTAAGACCGAAGATGTACTCAAGGTTATGGAATCTCTTGCTGGTCTTGTTATGAAGAAACGTATGGAAAGTAAGAAGGCTAATATTGGATTTAATAAGCAACCATCTGAATAATAAATAGCCCCCGTAAGGGGGATTTTTTATGGCAGGTAAACTAAACGAAGGCGATGTGATGGAGGGTATATTTGCCATTTGTCTTGCCGATTTATTTGCACACAATAGAATAGACAAATCCAGAGTTAATAGAATTAGAAAGGATATCGATCCAGAGCTTTTCCGAGATGGTAGATTTTCTAGAGAAGTTTGGAGAGTTCAGGATGGAAGTCCCACAGATAATGTTGGAGTTACCCTTAATCTAAGACTCAAGTATAATTCTACCAACATGGCTTTTGGTTCTAATTATGAACCTCTTTACGATTCCAGTAGTGATATTGGTAATCTAGATCAAAAGATTGGTACTTTGGTATCCTTTACTAATACTTATTATAGGAATATGCTCCAACGGGTAAAGGATAGTTATTTAAAAAATAATCAATCTGATGAGGTCAACATTGTAGTTGATGCGGATGGAATTGCTGGTGAATCATCTGGTGGTAACATTAAAGGGGACCTAGAAGTTCGCGTAATTATCAATGGGGTTCCACAGATGGATAAGAAGATGACTTTTTCTCTGAAGTCTGGAAGTAAAACACTCGCAAACTTGAGTCCTTATAATGGAATTATGGATGTCATCTCTAGATTTGGAGTTCAATTAAATAGCGCAGACGATACTAAGTTTAGAACTGTATTGGGAGAACAACTTGCTCAGGCTAGAACGCCAGCAGAGAAAAGAATGAAGATTGAGTTGATTCACGAATTGTATGACAAGACACTTACTGAGTTGACATCCAATGTGAGATCTCCTGGATTTAAATCAGCTGCATTTAAATTATTCCGAGATGTTACTTTTGGTGAGGATCTTGCAAATGTAGTTGATATTGATAAGACAAAAATCAAGGAAATTACAGTAGAACATTTAAATGCATTGGAAGCAAGAACCACTGGATTTACTGTTGAATCTAAAGGTAAAGGTGCTGCTAAAACTTTGAAGTTTAAAATGGTTCCTAGTAGTGGAAAAGCAGCTAATGATGTTCTCTTCCAATTGAGATATAAAGAAAGGACTGAAGGAGCTGGAGCTGATTTCAATATCAAAGAATTGAAGTTCTATGTTGAAGCCGGCGCAGGTGCCTACGCACCAAAACTATAAATAACTAAGTTAAGGAGTACTAACATTAGTAATGAAAAGTTTTTCACAGTTTCTTAGCGAAGCGGTAAAGACTACTGCATCCACTCAGGCTAAACAGAAAGGTTTAGTTGGGGATGGTCATGGTGGTTGGTACGATAAAAAGGGAAAGTTTGTAGCAAAAACGGTAGGTGGCAAGTTAAAATTCACTAGTTCAAAGGAGGCGGCGACTGATGATGCACCAAAGCAAGGCGGTCCTGCTAAACCAAATGTTCCAGGGAAGGCTAAAACTAGCTCTGCTACACCCGATCCACAGTCTCCCAAGTCAAAGGGCGAATCCGAGACGGATGTTGCTAAAACGCCAGAACCTGGAGACTCGTCCAAACAATCCGCAGAACTGATGGGGGCCCCCGCTTCTGAAGGAGCGGTTATTGTTTTTGGTAGATTCAATCCACCAACAACAGGACATGAGAAACTTTTGAATTTCGCTGGTAATGAAGCTAAGAGAAAGGGATTTGATCTTAGAGTATATCCAAGTAGAACTGCAGACGCTAAAAAGAATCCTCTGCAACCTGGAACTAAGATTGAATACATGAAGAAGATGTTTCCTGATTATGAGGAATCTATCAAAGATGATCCAAATGCAAAGACAATCTTTGATGTTCTTACTGTATGTTTTGATCTAGGATATAGAGCAGTATCTATAGTAGTTGGTCAGGATAGACTGGCGGAATTCCAAGGTCTCGCACAAAAATATAATGGTGATCTCTATGAGTTTGAAGAAATCACAGTAGTTTCTGCTGGGTCTAGGGATGCAGACTCTGAGGGTTTGGAAGGCATGTCTGCATCCAAGATGAGAAAGGCTGCAGCAGATAATGACTTTAAGGTATTTGCTAAGGGCATTCCAACGTTAGGTAACGTAGAGAAGAAAAAATTATTCAATACCCTACAGAAGTCTATGGGTATTTCTGTTTCTGAGACATGGGAGATTGCTCCTGAATTGGACTTAGAGGGATTGAGGATGGCTTATTTTGATAATGAGGTATTCTCTGTTGGAGCTTTGGTTGAGAATATTAATACTGGTGAAGTTGGAAGAATTACTCGTAAGGGAACCAACTATGTAATTTGTATGACTTCTGAGGGTCATATGTTCAAGGCTTGGTTGAAGGATATTGCTGAGGCTTATGAAGTGGGTACGGATGAATATCGAGAGTATACTCAGTCTATGACTCCTGGACAATACATTAAGAAGTTCGGTCAACCCAAAAATAGAATAGATCCAACCATTCTTCCATCAAAACCAAATGATCCGCCAAAAGGTCCAGGATTGAAATACAATAAATAAGGATAGATTCGGACCTTATTTCTAGTAGAACCATGGTTGATTATAACAGTTTGTCTGATGCCTACAAGTCGATCTACGAAGCGGCTAAAGCAAAAAAAGATTTTGATGGGGATGGTGAAATTGAGAGTGGAGCAAAAGAGCACGCTGGTGCTGTCCACAATGCAATCCAAAAGAAAAGAGGACTAAAACCAGACGGTAAAGACACAACTGGAATTAAGGAAGAGGAGATCGTTGATGAAGACGATCTACTTGATGAGAATCGTCGTATGGCTCGTGACCCTGAGGGTCGCAACTCTGGACATTCCAAGCAACCAGATCCTTCTAAGGATGGTTTCACTGGTATCGGTAACATGAGTATCGACCAGATCCGTAAGATGTCTGCTCGTATTGATAAAGAGAAGACTAAGAAGGAAGAAGTTGAGTATGTCGATGAAAAGACTGCAATGGCAAAGCGCGGATATGATGAAGCACCTATCCGTAGAAAGATTGCTAAGTCAACTGGCGGTGGTAAGTCTGCAGATAGAGCAACTGATCTAGAGAACAGATCAACTTACGGTGATGCCAAAAAGGCAAAGCAAAGACAGGACTATGCTAGAAAGCAAAGAGGCGACTTCCGTAAAACTACTTCCTCATCTCCTGGTCTTCATGGTTATGCACACAAGTCTGATGATCCTAAAGTACAGGAAAAGCAAGCAGCAAGAGGAGCACAAAGAGGTGCTTTGACTCCTAAAGAGAAGAAGGAACTGAATAGAGAAGAGTTTGATGCTATCGTAACTTCTCTTATTGATCAGGGATTCGATCTCTCTCAATATACTATTGATGAGATGGTAGAAATGTGCTATGATGCCATGGATCAAATTGAGATGGAAGAATCATGTGGAAAATCTCATGGTTCTGATACTAAGAATAAAAAGCCTTCCAAAAAGAATTATAGGGAATCTTTCAATCTCCCCAACGCTAGAGTTGCTTTCTCTAAACCAGAGAAAGTCGTAGAGTCTGGACCATCTGCGGAACAGATTGCTGAAGCTGCTCCTGCAATTGTTGCTGCAGCTGGAAGACTTGCTGCATCACAAGCAGTAAAGGGTGCTGCAAAAAAGGCAGGAACTAAACTTGCTACTGCTGGTGTAGAGGCAATCGTTGATAAAATCGGAGATAGAATCGCTGGTAAAAGAGACGAGGAGGCCTGATCAATGTCA